AGCATAACCTGATCCACTAGCAGTTGTAGTAGAGTTTATAGCAGAAATTAAACCTGTTAAAGTACTGGCAGAAGCAACTTGTACAGTAGCATCACCAGAACCACCTGTAAGTGTAAGTATATCTCCTGTTACATAAAGTAATCCTGAAGCAGTTGGGGCAGAAGCTATAGAAGATACCTTACCTATAAGATTTGTTGCTGCTGACACATTAACTGTAGCATCTCCCGAGCCTCCTACAACAATAAGTCTATCATTAACTACATATCCTGTACCTGAAGCTGTGGGAGAAGAAGCTACTGATATAATTTTACCACCACTAGCTTCAATACCTGTTATTTCAATAGTACATCCTGATCCTGAACCACCTGTAGTTACATTTCCTGTACTTACAGAATATCCACTAGAACCACTTGATAATAATGAAACTGAACCAACTCCCCCTCCTGATCCTAAAGTTATAATAGACCCAGACATAGTTTGTGTAGGATCACTATACGAACAAAGTATTCCCGAAGCATAATATCCTGGTAAAATTGATGTTAGAGTAACTACAGGTAATGAACCTGTACCATTCGTAGCAATATGCTTTGTACCTTCATTTATTTTAGATACAATAGCATTAGCGGTATTTACTGCAGAAGAACCTGATCCTATAGTTAAACTATATCCCGTGTATCCTAAAAGATAAATAGAAGCTATTGATCCTGAACTACTAGTCCCATTTACTGTTATATTAAAAGATTCTTGTACACCACCACTACTAACAGTTAAAACCTTAGCTACAGCATCACCAGACCCACCCGTTAAAGTAATTAAATCATCTACAGCATAACCTGATCCACTAGCAGTTGTAGTAGAGTTTATAGCAGAAATTAAACCTGTTAAAGTACTGGCAGAAGCAACTTGTACAGTAGCATCACCAGAACCACCTGTAAGTGTAAGTATATCTCCTACATTATATTTAGAACCCACAACAGTTGGAGTTGAATTTATAGATAATATCGATCCAGATGCAGTGCTTACTGTCTTAACCTTAACTGTAGCATCTCCAGAACCACCTGTAAGTGTAAGTATATCATCCACCTCATATAGAGATCCCTTAGCTGTAGGAATTACATCTATGTTTGATATATTAAATGTTAAAGTACTGGCAGAAGCAACTTGTACAGTAGCATCACCAGAACCACCTAAAACTGTAAGTGTATTTCCTACAACATACAAAGATCCGGCAGAATAAGGTATTGGATTTATAGAAGATACTGATCCTGCGGAAGATAAATCCCCCTCCCCAGCCATCCATTTTATTGGCTCCGAAGATACTAATTGATAATAGACAGAATCAGGGATTGAAGATGATGCATAAGATCTTAAATATCTATCATAATAAGCATCATTTTTAGTCAAACAAGTCCAATCAATAGCACTTCCACTAGATTGATATGCCATATTAGATGTGTCTAAAACTTCACTTACAATATTATGATTATTATTATATACCCCCCAAGTAGTTTCTATACTATTGGTAAGAAATGAATTTTTCATTTCAAAATAACTGGAATCATAAGTTGAGCCTGTAGCACGACTTAAAAGATAATCACTCTTATAAAAAAATCTTGGAACAACATCTGCACGAATATTTTTTGAAATACTTTCTTCAATGGAATCTTTAAAAGATAAGTCATTAATCAGTGAGTAAATATATATATCCAACCCATTATAAAATTGCTGTCTACTACGTAATTTTGTATTATGACCTAACTTAGTATATGTTACTTTAAAAGTATCTCCCACAGCAAAAGATATATCTGTAGGAAGAATAGTTCCTATACGAGATATTGATGTATCAGATATAATAAATCCTTTTCCAATAGCTATAACAGATCCTGATTGGCTGGATAAACACCAACCATCATACCCAGATCTTTGATTATCAATAATATAAGGGGACACTCCTAGATAAGATTGATTAATTAAATCAATACCCATTTGTGTAGTAGCTACATTAGACGCTTCATTTATTAATTTTAAGTTTGTACGATAATCCTGAAGACCTGAATCATTATTATATGTCTCGTAATCCTGGTTGCTTTGCTTTAATAATTGTGCAAGTACACCAAAATTTTCATATATTTTAGTATTATTACTAGATCCTACGGGTGTAGTCCTAACTTCATCGATATTAAGATCATTATATGTATTATTTATTTCTGTAGAAGCTGAAGATAACTGATCAGCACTCATATAAAGCATCTTATAAATAGAAGTTCCAAGAATATTTACAGGATACCAACGAGGAGACAAATAAGAAAACATATTTGCAACTATTCTATTAACAGATCCTGCAGTATAATCCGACCATTTTAAATATATTGCCATTTTAACCCATTAAGTTTATTGTAGTTGTACCTGCTATACAATATCCATATGCAGGTAGTTGTAAATTACCCAAAGAGTTTTTAATTATAGTACCATCAGAACTTTGAAATGTTGTTAAAGGTAATAATATATCATCAACTCCAGGAACATTAAGTATAATCCTAGTCAAATCTGCTTGCTGAATTTCACTACCAATAACTAATCCAGATAAATATGTTGAAAGTTCAGATGTTACCATAGCCTCTACATCCGAGAAACTAAATCCACTTATAACTTTCATCGAAAATTCTATATTTATCGGAATTTCCTGAGCCCACTTTACTAAAATATTAGCATTTAAAGTATCCGTATTAGTTTTATTGAATAAATTTTGAATATCCTCTACAAGACCATTATAATTATAAATAACAGATACCACACCATAACTACTATCTGTTGATATAATCCAACTTAACTTATCTTGAGCTATAACAGAACCTCTATAGGATCCTGTATCTTTAACAAGACTATAATTTGAGGATGAGATTGATCCAGAAGAACTAGACAACACAGATACAATTCCACTAGTTAGTATAGGTTGTTTAGAAAATACTACATCTTCAAAATCAGTTCCTAATGGGATTATAACTTCAGTATTAGATTTAGTAACTATTCCTTTTACATAAACATCTATGGCTCCCAATTGTTCTCTTCCCGTAATTCCATGAGCTACTATCACAACATCTTCAACAGCCTGCTGAGATGCTACCAATGATTGTATACCATCTTCTGTGCTAACATTAACTCCCAACCATCTTGCTGCTATTCTAGAGCATAACTGATCGTTTGATTCTACATCAATCCCACCTGTTGTAGCACTAGTATTTGTGCATCCATTTATACCATTTATAGAATTTACTAAGGATACTATAGTTCCCGATCCCACATTACCTGTGATACCACCTGTAAGAGCCTCTATAGAAGCAGATATCTCATACCTACCTGTTACTGCATTAAAATAATTAGATGAAAAATCTGCATACATAACCACTGTTTGAATAGTTGAAAATTGTATATTAGAAGAAGTTGTAGATGATAATGTGGCCACCGTAGTATTGACAGGTATAGTAATGTCTGCTGTCGGTATGCTATTCACATAGAATACAACATTCCCTCTAGCAGATCTAGCAGATTTTCGTATAAGACCCATGTTATTTGCAATAACATTCAACCCGGAATCTGAAGCTGTTTCTATAGACTGATCCAATTGTGTTAATTCTACCTCATCATATAGAGACTCTATTTCCTTGGCAGGTGCTGATATTACCACATCAGATAAAAAGGTTCCCTCCGATGTATTTGCAGTAGGATAAAGACTCAAAATATATGACTTCATTGAATTAACAATATTTACAAAAGACTTAATCATTTTATTACCTTGATAATGTTGTGTTAATTTCTGGTTTTTGATTGGATACTGTTCTTATTGTCAAAATTATATCCAATTTTCTAGGTTCTGTTATATTTTGCGTAACATCTAATGATACAATAGACTTTATCTCTTCATTAGTACTTATCTTTACACCCCTAGATTTTTCTTCCTGTTGCATTGTGCTCAAATATGAAATACACCTTACTATTTCTCTGTACACAGCTAAAGTTGTTGTTGTATCTATAACACCCTTCATCAAGGAATAGTCAAATCCATATCCTGTAGATCTCTTATTTTCTGTCAATATTTTTAACACCTGTTGATTAAGGCTGTTTTGATTATATATTGCTGAAAGATTTCCCAAACTATCAAAATTACATTCCCCAATATAACCTAACCCTAGACATTTTGGACAGGTATTTAATGTATATCCAACAGAAGGATCCCCTGCTATATGATCACATGTAACCCTATTTAATATATCCATTATCCAACCTTTATTGTATCACTAGCTTTTGTAATTTTACCTGTAAGTGTTATGGTACTAATATTATTATGAGTATTAGAATCTACAGTAATTTCGCCTGGATTTACTGTCACTGTTACCTCATCGTCTAATCTTGCAGCACCTTTAGTACCATCATTCAATATAATTTGTTGAGCATTAAGTAATAATTGTTTCGTTAAATGCATTACCACATCTTCAGCTAAATTTGCATATACTTTACCATCTTTTGCTATTTTTATGTTCAATAATTCTGTACCACCTCTTTGTATTATTAAATCTAAGCAAAGTGCGGTAACACTGTCAGCTACAACTACCGAGCCTACATGATTTAAAGCCTCTCCATCATCATTTACAACAGTTCCTGCAGCTATATCTATAATAGGGTCCTCAGTACTACCTACAGCATTGTCAGCCTTCTCAGATATTTGTAACCTGTACTCAGTTAAGTAATCACCGGATGTATTTTTTATAAATTGCAAAGACTTAGATCCTAAACTAGTAACCATTCTTTTAATAAGACCCATAAAAGAAATTCCAGCCTCAGAAATATTTTTTATATTAATTGTATCCGTAAAAAATGTTCCTGTAGAAGCTTCTAATTGGATCTTATTCTGATCAGGTGTAAGGGCAACTATATCTCCATTAACTCGCATGTGTAAAGTAGTACCGGCAACCTCAAACAAAGATTCACCTGGCTTTAGTTTTGGTAAGGAGTGTTGCTTTATTACACGACTAGCATGACCTCTATTTATATAACGTAAAATTCTGGCTTGCTCCATAGAATCAAATCCAATAATAACTATAGAACCAACCTCGGGTATAACCCAATCCTTATTATTGGCCTGCGTTAGAATTACATCCTTTCTTACTCCAGGTCTATCAAACCATCGAACATCACAAATTCCTCTCTCAGCATCTACAGTTACAATTTGACCAGTCCTTAAATATTGATTAAGATTCCTCTGTATAATAGGACTTTGCAATTGCCTGGGATATAGTTTTTTACGTCGTATCATGATTTGTTTTTATTCATACCTTACCACTTATATATGTGCCAAAAAGTCCAAAATTCAATATATTATAGCTATAATATTACCCTGGTATCTGTTTGTAATAGCTAACCCACAGATGAGATCCTTTATATATTATCTTATATGCTTCATAGTATGAGTCTCCACCTGCTGGCGGTAATGAGTGAGTGTATTCAGCAGTAACTCCCTCTGGTGTAATACCTAAAACTTTAAAATTATTGGTATTTAGTGTATACTCTATTGAAAATGCCCCAGTATTATCACTTGCAACAGCCGCATAAGTTAACTCCACTGCAAAAGCTGGATAAGATTGCATTGCGAGTGTAGATTTATTAATTCTTATAAAACTATCTGATATAGGTACGTCATAATTTGACATAGTTACCCAAATATAGTCACCCCCATCGCATGCACCCAATACGTATAGAGGTCCAGAAAATACAATTGTATCAATAACGCTACCATCAATAGTGATCTTATACATATCATAAAAATCACACCACATGTGTGTACCATCATAAATAAAATCATAAAGATCGAAAGTACCTGGAAAATCCAAGAACCATGTAAATACTCCTGAAGGACTTACTTTATATATTACACCATAACCCTTAGTTGTATCCCCACCTGCAAACCAGCAATCGGTACCATCGCACCCTAGAGATCCATACTGAAGATTGTAATTCAAGTTAGCGGGTATATTAGCTGTATATATCGATGGTACACCCGCAAATGTAATTTTACCAAATGCAAGGTCAAAATCTACAGAATTATCATACCCTACAAACCATATTTCATTATTTCCTATGGCCATTGACAGAATACTATATATCCCAGTAGCCCATGTTGCTATTATATCACCATTTACATCTACTTTACGTATACTACCACCATAGCTAAAATATCCATATGTACCATCTGATACCACACATCTACCTTCGCTAGCTATAAGTGTATTCCAAGTTTCCTGAGGATCATAGGATTCTTCAGTTACATGTGGTATAACTGAGAATGAAGCTTTATTATCTGTAGAAATTTTACCTAATATTTTAATTTTAGGCCTTCCAATAGACTTAATATCTATTATTTTTTTTAATTTAGGTATTTTAATAGATTTAATATCTACTATTTTTTTTATCAAAAGTTTTTCTAAACCTATATTAGGATTCTGTACATTATGATATTCAAAAGGTTTTTCAGGTATTAGCCTTACTGGATCTATAGGCAAATACTCTTTTCTATATGAATCTGAGGATCCTATAGAATCTTTTTCAAAAAACATTATCCCAGGGCAAGTTGTTGAAGATTCATCATCATGGTAAATTATATCAGTTATAGTAGGTATATCTTTTTTCAAGAATGCCAGCACCTGTTGCAAGGAATTAAGCTGAAAACTTGATGGTTTTATAATATCAAAGTTACCTACTAAAGCTATATGTACATAATGTAGATTGGAGTAATAGGTGTCTCCTGCATCCGACAAATGATGCCTCGTAAATCTTTTAGCCAATGTATTTATACTAACATTTTCGGAATAATTATTAGAATTGCTTCCAAACATCCATCGAGCAGTAAGATCGATCTTACCATCATAATTTATCAGAATATCATAAGGAGCTCCAAATTGTTGATTCTTTATAAATATATTATTGACCTCTTTACCAACTATACCTGATTGAGTATTAGTGTGATGTAACATGATCTTAGTAATATCAGTATTTAATCTTACAGAGATCATTATTATTTTTGCTCAAATTTTGTATGTTTATTACTGCTATCTGAGATATCACTTCTATCACTCCCATTGACAGTATTCATACTACCCATAAAATTAGTTTTATCTAAAGTATCTTTTGCAGTGAATGTAGATGATTTGAGTCCAACTTTAGACAGTGGATCTGTACTTTTATCACTTTTAGATGTATCATTTAAAGAACTCTTTTTAGATTTTTCTGTATTTTTAGAAGCACTTTTATGGTTTATAGAAGATCCCATTAGATCGCTGGCTGAAATATACAAAATCTCTGGAACAGTTTCCCATGGCTTTCTTCCGTAAGACAAATGCAGAGTTGTCTCAAACCTGCTGCCAAAAGTAAAAGAATGATCCACACTCTCTACGTAGTATATCATATTACGTATAGGAACATAGATGGGATATCCTGGAGATATTTCAGGCCTACCAACTATTGTGAGTTGTCCTGTATTATTTTCTGCTAACATTTTCTTAAATAGATTCTTTGCATACATCTGTAAAACTTGATGATTTTTTGAAAACATATCATTATTTACTTTACCACTATTATCTATAAATGTTCCTTTGGTATTAATTAATGGATTACTATATGTAAAAATTCTTTGCCCATATTGAAGTATAATATTTTCATCTCGTACTGTTGCAGTATAAGGAACTAACTCATTTATTTCTCCATCAGAGAATTCCCAGTCAGGTTCAGTATTAACAGTAATAGAACTATATATTTTAGAATCATCTTCTATAAATCCATAGCTAACAATATCCTCTGTTCTAACTATATATATTTCTGGATTCTCGGCAGTAAGAATATGTGTGTTGTTAAATCTAGGTGGACAAAACCAAACCTCCCCATTTCTATCGGCATAGAAGGTAAATGCAGAATCTTCAGCAACTTTATAAGCAATATCTCTTTTTACCTGAAAATCATTCTGAAAAAGTCTATAGTTACCATCTTTAAAGGCCATTTCATATGATCTAAACCCTTCTATTTTTGAACTATGTATAAAAGGATCAATAATATGAACTTTAGAGGGTGTAAAAAGATCTCCCAGTATACTTTTAAAAGAGGCTAGTGAGTAATTTTTATTACTATTCCGCATCTTTTTTAGCCTAGAAGCCTCATCTTTATCATCAATTCTTTTAATAATCTTATTACCTTGATTATCTACCGATATTTCAATATCATATTGTGTTTTTTTATTTCCATCTGTATCAGGTGCAATCTCCCAATATCCCGTACCTTTTATATTTATATTTCTTCCAGCAGATTTAAAATTACCTCCTACTGTAAAATATTTTATAATCTCAGGTGGTGTTAAACTTCTAAGTATGTCTGTATACAGAGTTATGTCATCTTCAGCAGATCTATCAGGAGCTACATCTTTGTTAGACGACAACGAGGGATTAACATTAACCACAGATAATCGCATCATCTTAGTTACATCTTCACCCTGTATCTCAATAGTATTATTATTCTCAGAATATCCCTGTTGAACTGTATTAATAAATCCAGTAAAAACTCTCATAAGCTTCCTACCATCATTACTATTCGAAGTAGACTCCGACTCTTCATTTTCAAATCTTTTAGATAAAAATATTACAATTCTATCCATTGGAGATATCCGGCATCTACCTCTTAGAAATAGTTTAGTATCCTCACCCTGTTCCTCTTTGTCTCTATATTTTGTAATAAAATCTTCATTTTTATGTTTAATTACTGTAAACTTTTGCATCTCCCCAGATGAATTTTTAGTCTTTAAAACTTTGAAAGATATAATATTACCATTACTTACACCTATAAATGGATCTGTAGTACCTGTAGGCATTATCCATATAACTCCACCCTCACTATTAAAAGCCCAACGTTCTACTATAGTCTGATTTATATCTCTACGATAATATACAGGATATATGCCATTCTTATCTTTTAAAGAAATATGATCAAAACTCAACCAATCATCATAATTTTTAAATTCATAGTAGTTTGCCCCGCTAAAGTTAGCGTTAGCAACACCTTTTAAAACACTTTTTGTTTTACCTTCACTGTAACCATATAGATTCTCTATTTCTACTACAGGATCTTCTTGAGCAAGATACTTGTTAGCAGTATCTGAGATAGTTAGAC